AGAATCCATTCGCAATTATTTATTATACTGTATTTATCAGATTTATATTCCATTTTATATTTTAATTTAGAAATTATTATCTAACATTTTACAATAATATGAATTATTGTTCAATAGAAGATGCATGGGGTACTATTAATTATGCAAGTAATCAATATAAAGAATATGTTAATAATAATCTAGAAAATAATATTGAACATTTTGATAAAAATTTAGATAGTGACCCTTCTCAAACAACACTTATAAAACAACCTAAAGAAAAACTTAATAAAATGGTTAATATTTATAATTTAGATAATAAAATAGATGAATTAAATAATTGTGATTCATTTATTCTTCATACTAGAAATTGTAGAAAATGTTATAATAGAATGAAAAACCAATTTAAACCTCAATTAATTGAAAACTTTCAAGATATGATTGAGGAAAATAGAGATACAATTGTACTTATTTTAATTGGAATATCTATTTTATTATTTTTTAATTTAATTAATAATATAACTAAAAACTAATAATGTTAATTAAATTAACTTTTTCTTTTTTCAAACCATTTTATTAATAAAATATTGGGTGAAAAAAGTTCAGTATCAAAACCATTTGTTTTTAATTTTTTTTGAATATATTTTTGACATTCATCAATAGAATACATTGGAAGACCTACCAAAAATTCTGGAATTTGATACCAAGTATAATAATAATTACCAGTACTAGCTAAAACTATCTTTTTTTCAATAACTGAATATATTTTATCAAATGTTATTTTCTTTCTTTCATCTCTTTCCTTTTGTTGTTTAATTAATTCATTTGCTTTTACCATTGAAATTTATTATATTAATATAGATTTTTTTATTTAAAGAATCACACACTAATATTTTAAATGAACAAAAAAACAGATTTTGATACTATTTGTATGAGTGGTGGAGGAATTAAAGGATTTTCATTTGTAGGAGCTCTTGATTATTTAGAATCTAATTCTTATATTGATACAACTAAAATCAAAAATTGGGTAGGAACATCAGCAGGAGCAATTTTATGTTTTTTATTTACATTAGGATATACAATTCAAGAAATTATAGATTTTATTCTTAATTTTAATTTTAGTAAAATTCAATCAGAACCATCTATAGATAATTTATTAGTTGGATTTGGTATTGATGATGGTTTAAAATTAAAATTTATTATAATTGAATTTCTTAAAGAAAAATATGATCTTGAAGATATAACATTTATAGAACTTTTTAACTTAACTAATAAAAAATTTACTATTATTGGAACTAACTTCTCAAAAGGAACTGAAGTAGTATTTAATTATGAAACAACTCCAAATATGTCAGTTATTATGGCTGTTAGAATTTCATCATCAGTTCCTTTTATATTTACTCCTGTATTATATGAATCTGATTATTGGATTGATGGGGCTTTTGTTAATAATTTTCCTATCAAATATTGCAATCCTAATACTACTCTTGGTATTTATATTAAAAATAGTTGTTCTAATGAGCTTAATGATATTTTTAGTCTAATTAAAGGATGTGTTTCAATTTTAACAGATACTATATCTAAAAAAGACTGGTCTGATAATTATCCTTATATTATTGAAATTAATAATTATATGCAAGAATTTACAAATTTTACTATTGATAAAGAAAAAAAATTAAAAATAATAAATTTAGGACAAATATTTGCTAAAAAATATTTGGAAACTAATAATTCTACAAAAGTTTTAGAAATTACTAAAAGTAAAGAACATTCAAAATATACACAAACAGATGAAATTAATAATTCAAATAAAATAACTCAAACTGATAATGAAACAAATTAATCATTGCCATTCACTAAATTTCTTAGTAGCAAAATCAGTTGGTTTATAATTATTATATTGGTCTGTATTATTCTTATAATCATTCATTTTTTCCTCAACCGTTTTATTAACTATATCTGTTTGAGTTACAGGTTGAAGCATAAAAGCTCTATCTAAACTTGAAAATTTAGTACTTTGAACAGAATCTTCTATATATAATTTATCTAAATCACATAAACTAGTATATTGTTCGCCAATTACATAAGTTGATAATTCATGTGGTATTCCTTTAAACTCTACAATTTGTTCTTGGAATTTACCACCATCTGATTTATTTATATTAAATTTACTATTAAAATCTTCCATTGTTCTAAAATTTTCTTTCTCAATCTTGATTTGATTTACATCTCGTTTTTCTTTAATCTTATTAAATCTATCTAGAACTGATTCTGATGAATTATTATTATATCCATGTTTTTTATTTAATTCTTCAATTTTAGAATTAAATGCTTGTACACTAGTACCCTTAGCTGGAAAATAATGTTCAATATCTTTAACTGATTTAGAAAAAGATTTTTTTAATTCTGTAAAAGATTCTGCAGTTCCACTAATAAATTCATCATATTTTTTTCTTGATTCTTTATCAAGTAAAATTTGATTAGCTAAAATTATATGATAGTAAATTTCTTCTTCTAAATCGGAATTTTTATCAGGATGAAAATTTTTAATAACTTTCATAAAATTTTTTTTAATTTTAGTTGTATCAGCATTTGGTTGTATATTAAGAAGTTCATAAAGATTATATTTTAAATTATTAAAATCAATTTCAATTTTTGACATAGATTATATATTATTATAATAAAATTTGGTTTAAATAGTTTTTCAAAAATTATTAAGATTTATTTATTGTAATATATGTTTAATAAGTGCATCTGCTGTACGTTCACCATTATATTGTATACGTTCACCATTATTTTCTATAATAATAAATGGATATCCTGGAACTTTATACTCCTCGCATATTAATTCATTTTTATTATTATCACATTTAACATCTATAACATCTACATGAGAAAGTGCATTATTAGTTTTTACTCTATTACTAAAATCATCCCATTCAGGTTGGAAACGTTTAGACCACCCACACCATGAAGTATTAAAATTAAATATTTTTATTTTAGTTTTATTATTTGAAACTCCAACAAATTTTTCTACTTTTGGTTTAGATATTTCAATAATATCTTGTGTTTGGTAGTAACTAAATAAAATAATACCAATAATAAATAACCAGATCCAATATTTTTGAACTAACATTATATTAACTAAGATAAAATATTTTATTTTAGTAAAAAATATTTAGAAATTTTTTGAAATATTTTATTTTCTATAGTATATTATATAAATAATGTCTGTAAAAAGTATAAGAAGATTTGATAAATATCTTGAATTATTTAATAATCCTCCAGGAGATGATCGTATTACTTTATTTTTTGGTGAATTAGAAGATAATGCTAAACAAGAATTAAGTTCGAGAGGGGGTACTGCAACTGGTGGAGGATATGTTGACACTGATATTGTACTAAAGTTTACTAATAAAGGATTACATTGTGGTAATTTTATTGTTCAACCTCCTGCTCCTGCATGTATTAATGATACAGATATTCATCCTGAATGGAAAGATTATATCATAACATTTTTTATGAGATTAAATTGTGGAACTTTTCAAAATGACCCGAAAAAATTAGCCCTACTTAAACAATTAAGAAATGTAGCTGGTAGTATAGATCAATTTATTTTAGTAATATTAAATAAAATTGCTATATTTAAGATAACTGGAGATACTTCTAATAAAAGCTTTATTAATAATTTTACCCAGTTACAAAATATTACCGGCTATATATTTAAAGATGAAATAGATATTTTTGGACTTATAGAAGAGTTAGCACCTGCTGCTAGTACAATATTTACAAATATAGGTGATGTACTTGATCATATTGAAACTACTCATGGTTTGACTGCAAGAGTGCCAAGACCCGATGGTACTGCAGCTAATGTAACTACAAGCGCACGAGGTTTAATGGGTGCCGGCTCTAAAAAAGCAGATTGGGATGCTTGTTTTAATAATAGTATATGGACAGTAGCAGCGACTGGAGAAACTCTAACTACAATGGCTAGGGCACAATTACATTCAAATGATGTAGATGAGGTTATGTATGCTTATTTTAAAGCTATTCGTCTTTTTGTTTTAAATTATGATACCAGAAAAGAATTTGGTTATAACTTTGATAAATATTTTAAAAATAAAATATTTAGTGCTCAAGAGGCTAGTATACCTGTAAAAGTATCTAATTTCTTTAGTGATCCAATTAATATCCAAGATACTCAATATTGGCGTAAAGCTGATTCAACATTATGGACTTTGGAAGCTGGTAAAGAGGTTCAAGTTGATATGAAATCAGAAAAATATAATAAATTATCACACAAAGAAAAATGTTTTAGTACTAATTTTTTATCTCATACTGGTGCTCTTAAGTCTACTAATCCTGTTAAAACATGTAGTGATTACTTACGCGAATGTTTAAGTGGTAATGATATTGATAAATGTAAAGATTTTCTTAAAGAACCAGAATATTGGTCTATAGCTGAAGCTGAAGTCAAAGAAATGCTTCCAGCTATTGCTCTCAAAACTTTAGAAAGCTTTGAATTCAAAAAATATTCTACTTATGATGCAACAAATAAGATGGATATTATTAAAGTAATTAATCCAACTAAATGGTTAGAACACTTACAAAAAATGACTCAGGCTAATCCTTCTAAATTAACAACAGCTGAATATACTGCAATTGCACAAAATACTAATCTAATGGGTTATCTTAATTTATTAGTAAAAAAAATTAATGAGAATCCTACTCTTCTTAATCCTAGTATAAAGAAATCTGATGAACAAAAACGTTACAATAAAGATGCTTTCAAAGGAACTGTTTTAGCAACAATGGGTATGTCTGCTCGTATACCAGCCTCAACTCTAAGTGTAAGTTCAGTTAAAAAATTAGGAACTGCTATTGAAGATAGTCAAAATAGAACAAGAGCATTAATACGTTTAAATCCTTTATCATTAATGTTATCAGGTGGTTCTGCTCAAGTTGATGAACTTGAAAACAAACTCAGTTCTGAAACAGAACAAACATGGCCTGTTTTTGCAAAGCACTATAAAGTAATTCTTGACAAATTCAAAACTATTGGTAAAGATATTACTAAAGATGATAAAGAAGAAATTGAAAAATTAATAGAAAAGCTTAAAGATTCAGAAGTTAAATTAATGAAAATTTATTTAATGAGTGAAAAATATAAAGACTTACTTGATATCCATGGTCAAAAAGATAGTAGAACAGTATTAACTGTTGATAATCTTAAAAACTTTGTTGATCAACGTAATAGATACTTTACTCGTGTTTCTCGTAGACAAAATACTTTAGTTGATGTTATGACAGCATTAGCTGAAGCTCTCCAAAAAGAAAATCCTGTTAAGACTGAACCTGAAAATGATCCTAAAGAAGAAGCACTAAAAATGGCTGATTTAATTGCTTAAATTATATTTTTGATTAACAATAAATCTTGTGTAATTATATCTTAAAGGCATGTATCTATTTGATATTTAATAATAAAATATAATTAATAATATTTTAATAAAATATTATTAATCAAGTAAATTATATAAATAATTTAAAGATGGAATTTCTATCATAGGTATAATGGGATTAGGATTATTATTTTTAGTTTCAGTAGGTAAAGAAAATTTATATTTATCAGCACAACCTGAAATTACTTTTTTCAAAATAGCTTATCGAAGATATACTAATTATTCAATTGAACCAACTCCACAATATTTTAAAACAACTCCAGATTTTGGTAGAAAATGTACTATTAATATTGGTAAAAATGCTGATATGTTAGGTAAATCATATTTATATGTAGAACTACCAGATATTCAAATGGAAACTTTTCAAAGTTCATCAAGTGAAATTAAAAAATTTGCATGGGTAAAAAAAATAGGTTGTGCTATAGTAAATTTTATTGAAGTTGAAATAGGTGGAACTATTATAGATAGACATTATGGTGACTGGATAAATATTTGGAATGAATTAACTATTAGTTTAGGTCATAAAAAATCATATGATAAAATGATTGGAAATATTCCAGAATTATATGAATTTAGCACTACAAAAAAATCAAGTATTTTATATATACCTCTATCATTTTGGTTTTGTTTAGATACTGGTTTAGGATTACCCTTAATAGCTTTATCAAATTCAGATATTAAAATACATGTAGAATTTAATGATATTGATTATTGTTATAAATTATCACCAAGTTATTTTATAAATGTAACAAATAATTATTGTATATATAAACCAGGTGAACAATTTTATCAAAATTATCAAAATAATAAAGTAATTGGAGAATTTATTTATTTTGAACCTATAGAACAAAAATTATTTTATAATCCAATTAAAGGAAAATTTCTTGTACCAACTATAACAGATGATTCTAGATATAAATTAATAGGAGAAACTTCTGGATTTGTTATTAATATTAAACCAGATACTATAGTTGTAAAAGATGAAGATTATTTTAAATTTAATAAACCTTCTTTAATTACTGCATATTTAGTTGTTAATTATATATATTTAGATAATTTTGAAAGATATAATTTTATTAATAATTCTCATGAATATTTAATTTCTATTATTCAAACTTTACCTGAACAAATTATATATTCAACTAACTCCTCATATAAATTACCATTAATTAATCCAAATAAATTATTAGTATGGAGAGCTATTTTATCAGCTAATATATTAAATAATAATCAATTTGATTATACATCTATACCATATACAGATACACCAGAAGTTTTAATTAATAAAAATTTATTAATTATTAATTCTATTAATAGAATGGATTTAGATTCTTATATATATTATACTTTACTACAAAAATATCAAAATAACTTTTGGAATAATCAACAAGGTATTTATTTATATTCATTTAGTTTAAATCCAAAAGAATTACAACCTTCAGGTTCAATGAATTTTAGTAAAATAGATGATGCTTATTTACAATTAACTATGAATAATATTATTAATTACCAAAATTCAGCATCTATTAGAGCATATGGAATACAATATAATTTATTTAGAGTATCTAATGGTATTGGTGGATTAGGTTTTAATAATTAGTTTATTTAATTAATCCATGCCATTGAACCAAATCCACTCATAACTCTTAATATATTATATTCTTTAATAATAGTAGATAAAACATAAGGATAAGGGCCTCCTTTACCATTAACTATAAGAGAATTAGACTGAACATTTAATATAATATCATCAAAATTAGTAAAGTTTAAATGTCCTGAATATTGTTCATCTGTTGGATATAATGAAAATGTATATACATAAAAACCAATAGGTAATGAATTCTTAAATTTAGTTACTGGTACAACACTATTAAAATATATCCAATCTCGTTCAGAAAATAAATCAGTACCATTTGCTCTTATAGTTAAGTTATTAATAAATGATTCTTCTTCCCATATTATTTTTGTATTATATTGGTATTTTATATATGTAGTTAATATTGAGTTTATTTTACCAGATGAATTAGTAATATTAAATGCACTTAAATATTTAACTTGATAATACATTAAATATTTTAAGAAATTATAATTAGAATCCCATTGTTCAAATGTAGAAAAGAAATTAATTAAGTTTCTAATTATATCATATTTAGCCATTTCTTTTTCAGTAAAAGTATCTTCCATATAATGATTTAATAAAATATTATTTTGAGTAATAATTTCTATATCAATTGCATAATCTCTTTGTTCATTACTTGTATATACATTATTAATTATATATTGAGCATGATAAATAAGTGCTTGTTGATATCTTTTATATTTAGCATCTCTATTATCATTTTTAATATATTGATTAGGTATATAATGAATTTTAGGATTTGCTTTTAATTTAGTAATCATATAAATATCTTTAACTAAACCACTATATTTTTTAGCAAGAATTGTAGATTCTTCACTAATATAATTATTTGGATATATTAAATTTCTTTCAATAATATATTCATGACTAAATGAACCAAATAATTTTCTTTCAATAGTATCTAATAAAATAAATTCATTACATAAAGTTATCTTAATAATTGGAACTATATTATTTAAATACTCATTATTAAATTTAAATTTATAATTAGTTATACTAGTTAAATCATTATCTAAAATATAATTGAGAGAATTTAATTTATATTCTAATCTAATTTCAGTATTTGGCATTGCTATTGTTGGAATAGCTAATCCAGGTCTCTTACTAAACCAAAAAATAAGTGGTATATATATTTCCCATTTATTATTTGATAATCTAAATTTAGTTATATTTTCTAATTGATTTCTTCCTTCTACATTTTGATATAAATATGATAACATATAATATGTATCTTCATTCATTTCTTCTATTAATTGATCATTAAAATATAATCTAATATAATTAATTAATCTACTAGGATGTGGCCATTTTGGAATTTCAGTAGTTTGAATTATTGTAGTAGTAGTTTGAATTTCTCTCTTCATATCTTTATTTTGAACAAACTTATTTTCATTAAATATATTAGTAACTAAATAGTCCACATAAGAAACTAAATAAAATTTATTAGGTTTACTAACAACAGTATCAAAAACAATAATACCATCACTTAAAGTACTGATATATTTACCATCATATTTATTAACTGTAGCAGATGTAATCCAATATCTTTTTAATGTTTCTATAATCCAATTAGTACCATTAGATTTATATAATTTATTAGTAGTAGAATTAATATAAAAGTTTCCACTTGGTCCAATAACTGGATTAGTTGAATAGATAGGAGCTATTATTGAAGGATATGATATATTTATATAATTATATTCATGAATTGATTTATTAACAAATAAAGATACTTTAGATAATTGTGTTTGTTCATAAAAATTAGCTAATTGTAATGAATTTTGATAAAAATCAATTGTAATAATAGGATATTCAACATTATTATCTAAATAATATGTATATTTAAGTAATAAATCAATATTATTTTTTAATGATATAATATAATATAATTTATTGGAACTATAATATTGATCAAATATTTTACCTGTATATAAGTCTCCATTTTCTGAATATATATATATATTAATAAAATTATAAGCTGATTTAAAATTTGATCCTGATAAAAGTGTTTTCTCAGATATTTCAATTTTATATAAATATTCATCAAACTCATTACCATTACCACTATATGGAAGCATATAAAATTTATCTTTTGATGTATATTGATATGGATAATTAATACTAAATTCTGCTTTACGATTTTGTGAAGGTGTATTAATAAGTCCAACAGTTTGTTCAATATAATATTGTTGAAAATCTTGATTATTTATAGGTTGATTATTAATCCAATTAAATGTTAAAATATTATTAGTAAAAATAAATTGTGTTGAATCAATAACGTTATTTGCAAACTTATAATAATATTTAGGTCCACTTTTATATACAAAATCACTAGGTACAGTTATACTAATACTAGTACCATTATATTTATAATTTGGTTTTCTAGAATTTATTTCAGTTGATGTTAAAGTATTATAATTTGGTAAATTCCAATTATTTTTTTGTATATAACCAATATTATTAATTAATTCTGTGTTAGTATAATCATTTATAATAGTAAAATAAGTATTATTTATAGTTTGATTAAAATAAATAGATGTCTTAATAATAGGATTTACTGTTGGTTCATAAATACCATTAGGTATATTAATATCAGTTGTAATATCATATGTAAAAATAGTAGTAGTTGGTTTAGGTGTTAATTCATTTAATAAAGTATTTACTTTAGGTATTATTCCTTCAAAAAAGTATAAATATTCATTTTTTAATATAATTTCTTCAATTTTATTTATTAATTTTTGATCAAGACGTTTTGTATGTGAAATTGTATTCCAATTACCACTTGCAATTATTGTATTATAATCTTCAATTGAATAATGTAAAATTAAATTATTATCTCCTAAATTATTAATTGCAGTAGGTGTTATTTCTTTTTTAGTTGTTGATTCTACTAATTTAAATTCAAGTGAAACCATTAAATTAACATTTGCTAATCCATAATATGTATTTTGAATTGAAGGATTTAAATTATAGAGATAATATACTTCTCTTAAATCAGTTATAATTTTAGGATTAATTAATATAGTAATTGTAATATTATATTCAGATAAATTAATTTCAGGACCTTCAACATAATATCCAGTTATATCTTTTTTTAAGATATATAAGTTAGAATTTGTTTTCAAAAGAGTTTTATTAATAATAAAGTTAGTATTAATTGCAGTATTATTATAAAAACTAATATATTGTTTACCAACATTATAAGTAACTTTTTTAATTGCTAAATAATTTTTAAGTTCAATTAAATCAGTATAATTAATTAATTGGATATTTTCTGTATTTATTATTGGTATTAATACTATTACTAATTTATTTATAATATCTTTAGTTACAATATTCAATTTATAGTTTCTAAAATAAATTTCATCAATTAAACTAACATCTAATGTACTTGTTAATGTAGATATATTATTTAAATTTATTTCATATGCATGACCTAATAATTGATTTGAAATAATTTGATAATTTGTTTTTTCTTTAATAATTACAAAATCGGTTGGTTTAATATTATAATCAGAATAAAATTGTATTTGATCTGGATAAATTATAGGAGATTGAATTTGTAAATCTTTTACTATAATTTGACCATTTAATAAATCTATAGAATATAATGAATCAGTATTTATTTCATAATTATAAAAATTTACTGTATATGGATAAATTGGATTAGATATTAAATTTATACTACCATCAATTTGTTTTAATATATTGGGTTCATATTTTAATAAATTACTAATATTAAATTCCATTAAAGCAGAACTAGCACTAAATTCTTTATAAAATTCTCTAACAAAAATTCCAAGTTCTCTCAAAGTTAAATTCTCTAAATAAATTATACCACCTATAACTTGAGTTGATAGATTATAATTATTAAAAATAGTTAATGTATCATTAAATTCTTTTTGTAATTTAACTAATGGTTCGCTTTTATTATATTTTTCCCATAATTTATTGATTATAAATTTAATTGGATTATTATATACATAATCTGGAGTATCATTAAATGGTTCAACCATATAATTAATTAATTGAACTAGTTCTTTTCCTAATTGTACTAAATATCTTAAAACTTTATGTATTGAAACACCAAATTTTCTATCATTAATATTATTCATTGTAATTTTTTCAATCCAATTATTAATTTGAGTATTAATATTATTAAAATTAGTTGTTGTTCTTTCAACTAAATCAAAATCATTATATGTAAATTCATTAGTAATATAACTAGATATTTCATTAATACCATCAATTGTTATATATGTAGGTTGTGTATCATTATCAAATATAATATTTGTACCATTAAATGATACTTTATAACTAGTACTTGATAAAAATTCATTAATTCTAGTAAAAGGATCAAGAAAAAAATCTGGATTATTAAGCCAATTTGATAAATTATTAATTATTAATGGTTCTAAATTATCTCTCATTATTATATAGTTTGCTTTTGCAATTGGTTCAGTATTAACTGTCTGTAAAAATGAACTTAATTGTTTAATTTCATTATTTGTTAAAAATTGATTCGTTGCATTAATTTTAATTACACTTGTACCATTCCATTTAAGTTTAATAGAATTTATAATTGGTCCATTTAATGATGAATCTATTTTAACAGCATTTAAAATACTCCATGAATTCCAAGGTTTTAAATTATTAAATACATCTAAATCTTTAATAATACTTTTCTCTAATAATTTAACTCTTAATTGTTTAACACTATTAAATAATCTTATTGGATCACTAATATTATCAAGATTAATTGGATTAAATAAAAACAAAGTTGTAATAACATAATCTTTAGATATTTCAATTAAATCATAATCTATTTTACTTTTTGGTACAATAGTTCTATCATCATTATTTATAATACTAATTGAATTATCAACACTTTGAATATTATATTTAATAATAGGATTAATAGAAAA